TAAATATGGCACGAGGTGGTCGCTCCGGCGCTCCTAAGCCTGGAGGCGCGAAGGCGCCAGCGCCAGGTGGTCTAGTCGCTCCCCCGCCCGGTGGTCCTGGTCATGGTGCAAACACCAATGACGAGAACAAGGGTGGCGGTAAGGGTAATAAGTAAAAACTTAATAGCTTGAAGGGAGACGGGTTATGCCATTGGTGCAGTCTACTCGTCTCCCTGTCGGAGCTAAGTTCTCAATGGCTCGGGCTGACCGGGTAGTGAACTTTATCGAACAAGCGTGTGTTCACACCAAGTCTCCCTATGCGCACAGTACGACTAAGAAGTGCACTTATCGAAAGCTCGGCGAACAGGCCCATTGCTATAAGAAGCATTTCGTACTGGAGGACTGGCAGAAAGGTTCTGCCACCAAGGTCGGTGACGAGTGGAATCTCAGCGGAATTATCAGGCCATTGTTTGGCGCTGTCCGCTGGTCTCCCTCAGATAAGCAATGGGTCAGGCAGTACAACATTGCCTGGCTTGAAATGGCTCGTAAGAATGGCAAGTCTGAACTCATGGCTGCCCTCGGCCTGTATCTACTCATCCATGATGGCGAAGAGGGTGCGGAAATCTATGGTGCGGCCTCTGACCGTGACCAGGCTTCGCAGGTGTTCGATGTTGCCCGAGACATGATCCATCTTTCCCCTGTCCTTAGTAAGCTAAAGGATCGGGGTGACCTTGAAATTATTGATTCGCGTAAGCGGATTGTATATACGCCCACTCGCAGTGTGTACCGAGTTATTGCGGCGGACGCAATGGGTAACCTGGGTGCGAACCCTCACGGCATTCTGTTCGATGAGGTGCTGGCGCAGCCTAACGACCACTTGTGGAATTACCTTAAGCAGGGTTTCGGAACGCGACTCCAGCCAATGATGATTGGTGTCACTACTGCCGGCCCTAGTCGGGATACATTCGCATATGGCGAACATGAGTTCGCTATCAAGTTTGCGAATGAACCTATGATGGCTCCTAACCGTTTCGCGTTCATGGCATTCATGGATGAAAAGGATGACTGGCGCGACGAGACTAAGTGGCCCGAGGCGAACCCTGGACTGGCCACGGAAACAAAGCCTGGCTTCTTGAAGATTGAACACCTTCGCAATGAACTTAGCGAAGCAATTAACAAGGGTGACCTATCCGCTGTCTCTCACTTCAAGATCTTCCGTCTAAACCAGTGGGGCATTTCAAGCAACCTCTGGCTCGATATGGAAGTTTGGCGAGACAGCGAGGCTACGGCCGGTTCGTTCACAGAAGAAGACATGAAGGGCATCAAGTGCTATGGCGGGTTCGACCTCGCCGAAACCATGGACTTCACTGCGTGGGTGGTTGTTGCCAAGTCGGCTACTGGTCGACTAATGATTAAGCCTAGGTTCTATCTTACTAAGCAGGCTCTCCAGACGCGCCACAAGCGTAGGCAGGATAAGGTGCTTAGCTGGATCGATGAGGGTTATGTTACTTTGTTTAACTCTGATGTTCAGGATTACGACAAGATTCGTGATGACATGTTGGCGGACATCGGAGAATACGGAATCAAGATGTTCGGATATGACCCGCATCAGGCACCTGCGATTGTCAATTTCTTGGAGAATCGATCTAGTGCGGTAGGCGTGAAGGTGCCGCAGGTTACTACTCGTATGGATGCTCCGGCTAAGGAACTCACCCGTATCCTCGGCCAAAGGCAACTGACTTCTAATTCTAATCCTGTACTTGAGTGGAATGCTAACAACGCAGGATACAAGTCCGACAGTGAGGGCCACATCAAGCCCCATAAGGAAAATAGTACGGGCAACATTGATGGAATTACTGCTGTCGTTAATGCCTTGTTCTGCATCGTGTCTGTTGTCGATGATGAGGGTGATTTCTTCTTCTTTGATGACGACGAGACTAGCGACGGAGAGGAGTGGTGATGGGTTGGATTCAGCGAGCCTGGGACCGGATTAATCCGCCCCTCCCTCCTGAGACCCGTGCTATTCAAGCATGGAATGTTTATGGGGATGCGGAGCCGGGTACACAAACTCACTCCGGTACAACGGTTAATGAGACTACAGCATTTAAGCTTGGCGTGGCCTACGCTGCTATGACGCTGATCGCGGATGGTGTATCGCTGCTGCCACCCACTGCCTACAAGGTAAACGAAGATGGATCAGAAGACACTGCCGAGCTACCCCGATGGATTTCCAAGCCTCACCCCGAGATCAGACGCTTCGACATCTTTAACCAGATCGTCCTGTCGATGCTTGCCTGGGGCGATGCGTTCTGCATGCTGGTGCGACGGCCTAGCGACTTGGCAATTATCGGCCTTGATGTGCTTGATCCTGCGGATGTCACAGTAGAGTGGGACCCTGTCCGAAGTGGACGACGTCGCTATAAGTACAACAATATCTGGTACAGCAGCTTTGAGATCATGCATATACAGGGACCGACCCTTCCCGGCCGGCCTCGTGGCATGTCAATCATTACTCAGGCTCGCGAGGCTATTGGCCTTGGTCTGACTCTTGAGGAGTTCGGCGCTCGCTATTTCTCCCAGGGCTCACAGGCAAAGATTGTTCTAGAAGTTCCGAAGACCCTTGACACTGATGAAGCTCTACGAATCGTTAAGACGTATGAGCGTTTCCACAAGGGTAAGGGCAACTGGCATCGGCCGGCCATCGCTTCTGGTGGTACTAAGCTTCACAATATTTCGATCCCGCCCAACGATGCACAGTTCTTGGAGAGCCGTGGTTTCCAGGGCGAAGAGATCGCTCGTTGGTTCCGTGTTCCCCCGCACCGTGTTGGCATTATGAGTAAGTCTACGTCATGGGGTTCTGGTCTTGCGGAAGAAAACCGCATGATGCTCCAGCACACATATCACCCGTGGATTCAGCGCATCGAGGATGCTCTCAGTGCGTACTCGCCGGGCGGCGAGGGTCTTGGCACGCTTATTCGCCTCAAGACTGAGGAACTTCTCAATGGCACGTTCAAGGATCAAGCAGAAGTTTGGCTTGCTCTATACCAGGGCGGCCTCACCACAAAGAATGAATCACGTCGCAAGATTGGTCTCTCGGATATTGAGGGCGGTGATGAGCTTATTGACCCGCTCTTGATGAAGACCTTTAGCGGTCGACCACTGGGCATAGGAATGGGTGGTGGTGGACCGGGCGATACTGGTGGCCGCACACCTGAGCAGGATCGCAAGCGAAAACAGGATGATGCAAATAGTGCCTAGCGGCGCTTATATGGAGGAAGAGATATGTCTAAGGAAAGGACATACGAGCGTCGCTACGTTACCGGTGATCTGGAACTTCGCAGCGGCATTGGCCGGAAGCAATACGTTGAGGGCTACGCCGCCGTGTTTGGCAAGCGCGCTCTAATTGCTGGCCTATTCGAGGAGTCAGTTGGCCCTTCCGCTTTTAACAAGACGGTGGGCGAAGCTGATGTCCGTGCCCTATTCAACCATGACCCATCTAAGGTGCTCGGGCGTAACAAGGCTGGCACCCTGGAACTATCCATTGATAACTCTGGTCTTTATTATCGAGCAAGCATTCCAGATACTTCTTATGGTCGCGACCTGGCTGAGCTACTTGACCGGCGGGACGTTACCCAGTCCTCGTTTGGCTTTTGGACTGTTCAGGACCATTGGGATGATGGAGACACGCCACATCGGTCGCTTGTTGAAGTCGGCCTGCTCGATGTTTCGCCGGTAACTTATCCGGCCTATGAAGATGCTACCAGCGCACTGACCATCCGGTCAGCCGCAATGGTCGGTCTGGCCCACCGTAGCGGATGCACCCCTGGTGATCTCTGCAATATCACGGCTATTCGATCCGCCATCGAGAAGGAGCCGCCACTGTCCACTCGCGAGCCGTCTACTGACACTCGGGACGCCGGCACTCTGATTGCGAAGGCAAAAGAGCGGCTTGCTGCTCTTGACGCCCAGGATACCGAATTCGACTGGGCATAATATTTGTCATTTGTAATAGAAAGGATTCAATAATGTCTGATGAGGACAAGATTGAGCCTACTCCTCTCGCTAAGAAGCTCAATGAGCAGCGTAAGGCCGCTGTGGCCCTTTCGCGTCAGTTCCTTGAGCGCCAGGCGGAGGGTGAAGCTCTTTCCAGTGAAGATGAGGCTTCGTGGCAGCGCGCCAACAAGGATGTTGACCGCTTCGCGGACCTGATCAAGAAGGAAATGGCTCACGCTAAGGAAGAGCGTGACATTGCTGCTGCGTATGACGACGCCTTCCGTAAGGCTGGCGGCAAGCGCGGTGGTAGCACCGAAGATGAGAAGCGTGAGCTTACTCTGGCCGAGCGTATGCGCAATGACCTTAAGGCTTCCGAGCACGGTGAGATGCGCTCCAACGGTATTAACCAGCCTCTGCCGGCTCACCGCCAGTTCCTGGCTGAACAGCGTGACCTGCTCGCTGGTACTTCTACTAAGGGTCAGGAAACCGTTCCGGTTACCCTGGTGAATGCCCTTTACCAGAAGCTGTTTGATGACTCGGCTCTGCTCGCTGCTGGTCCGACTATTCTCCGGACTCAGTCCGGTGAATCTCTCAAGCTCCCGCGTCTTACTGCTCTGGGTGCTCTTTCCCAGGCTAACTCGCGTGTGGCTGAGGCCGGTACCATCATCGAGGGTGACCCGTCGTTTGACCAGGTCCAGCTGGATGCGTACAAGTACGCGCAGTACACTCAGGTGTCTCGCGAGCTTGTCGAGGATGGCGTTCTGGACATCGAGGAACTGATCGGTCAGATTCTCGGTCGTAACATCGGTAACTACGTTGGGTCTGACCTGACCCTTGGTACTGGTACCTCGCAGCCGCGTGGTGTTCGTACCGTAGTTACTGCTGGTGGTGCGGGTCGGCGTGTTGACTCTGCTGCTGGTGGTCTTTTCCCGACCACGGACTTTGACAAGTTCTTCGATGTGATCGCGCTGCTCAAGCCCGGTTACCGTCGTAACGGCAAGTGGCTGGTTAACGACTCTGCGATCTTCTCTCTCCGTAAGGTGAAGATGAACTCGCAGTACGCGTGGGAGCCGAACCTCCAGGGTGCTGGCATGCCGGATAACTTCCTGGGTTACCCGCTGCTTTCTGACCCGAACATCCCCGTGCCGGCGTCTAACGCGGGTATCACCGCTATCTTCGGTGACTTCTCCGCGTACTACGTTCGCCTGGTTCGCGACGTTCGGATCGAGTGGAGCATGGAATTCGCGTGGGTTAACGACCTGCTCTCTGTCAAGGCGGTTGTCCGCGCTGACGGTGACGCGATCGATGACCTCGCCTTCGCTGGGTTCAACTCGATTACGTAATAGATTTGGGGAGCCTCACTACTCCGGGGCTCCCCAACTCTCTACATAGGAGGTTCTAATGACGGACATTCGCAAGGGCGATATCGTCAAACTGCACGGCCTGGATGCCGAAGTCCAGTCGGTTGTCGCTACTAGTGACGGCCCTGTTGTTACGCTGCTGCTTGAAGTCGACGGCAAGCTGGCTCGTAACGTGCTGCGGCGTGGTGGTCCCGACGAGCGTGAGGACGACAAGCATGTTCGTCCGGAAGAGGGCCACGAGGTCGATGCTGATGAAGACGAAGACGTCGATGATGAAGACGTTGATGTCGACGAGGATGACGAAGAAGACGAAGAGGACGAGTAATTTTTGGAGGATGGGCAGTGCGACGATTGTTTAAGGGATTGGCGAATGCTTCTATGGAAGTGTTTGCAGCATTCCTGGCTGTTCTCGGAGGGCTGCCCATCCTGCTAAACCCAGGTGTGTATGCACCGACTACTGTTCTAGCTTTGTTTCCAATACCTATAGTTTTCGTCTGGGGCGCGTTCCTGGTAGCAGGCGGTCTGCTTATGCTTGCAGGCATTGCTCTGAACAATGTCTACGTTAACAGAGCGGGACTGCTACTTCTAGCCTCGGGCTCGTTTGTAATGGGCACTAGCATATTTCTTTTCACTGGTGTAACTAGATTGCTGACTGTCGGCATCTACTATTTGTTCGCTTGGGCAATGTTTGCTAGGTATCAGCAATTGAGTCAAGTGCTAAAAGCACGTCGACGAATATGGAGGGACTTGACTAAGCGTAATAAGGAGGAGTGATGGACTGGGGTCTTCTTATCTCGCTCGGCTCTCTTATTGTCGCTGGCACGCTAGCCCTACTTCGTTACTGGGAATATAGGCGAGACGCAAAACGGGCCTATGAGGCCGGCATGGTCGAGACTTTTAAAGCGCCTGCGGAACGTGACAGCATCATTATCGGTGGTGCACAGCAGGCGGTACAACTACTACGTGATGCACTAAGTGATGCGCAGTCACGTATTGCATATCTAGAAAAAGAGGTCGCCCGACTACGGAACGACTGCAATGGAGGGACAACATAATATGCGCACTGGAAGTTTGGCAATCAATTACTGGCCTGTAGCTCGCGTCGAGAAGTTTGGCCAAGGTGCCGTAGAGTACGTGCGCGAAGAGACGGGCATCTACGAACCAGATGG